CGCAGTTCTACGCACAGTACTACAACAATCCCAACATGTACGAGGGAGGCGGCATCAATGCCGACCGCTTCCAGTACTACAAGCCGGAGAAGTTGACGCAGACCGCAGGGCGTTGGTATTACGGGGATAGGCTCCTGAACCTGTACGCCTCAATCGACTTCGCGTATTCACTCTCACTGAGAAGTGACTACACGGCCCTCGTCGTGATAGGGGTGGACCATGACAACAACATTTACGTACTGGACATAACTCGGTTCAAGACCGATAAGCTGTCCGAGTACTACGAAGCAATCAAACGAGCGCATATCAAGTGGAACTTCCGCAAGCTACGCGCCGAGATCAACGCCGCACAGGACGTGATCGTAAAAGACTTGAAAGAAAACTATATCAAATACGAAGGGCTATCCCTAAGCATCGACCCCTACCGGCCATCCAGAGATGAAGGCACCAAGGCAGAACGCATTCGAAATATTCTCGAACCCAGATATGCCAATCTATCGGTTTGGCACTACCGGGGCGGTAATTGCCAGATACTCGAAGAAGAACTCATGCTCGGAAAGCCCCCGCACGACGACGTTAAAGACGCCCTTGCAGCCGCCGTGGACATATCCGCGCCGCCGCGTGCAAGAGGATTGAGACGTAGGGTAGATAACATCGTATACCATCCCCGATTTGGAGGCATCCAGTAATGTCAGTATTATCTAGTGTAATGGAGATCAAGTCCGTTGGTCCAGAACCGGACATGGAGGCGATCCGCATTGCTCGTTGGTGGCAGGATTGGAAGAACAAGAAGGGTCCTTGGGAAAGAGAAGCGGAGTGGCGACGTGACTACATCTTTGCGACAGATACCAAAACAACCCAGAATGTACATCTACCTTGGAAAAACTCTACGACGACACCGAAACTGTGTCAGATTAGGGATAACCTCCACGCGAACTATCTCTCGGCCCTCTTCCCCAACGAAGAGTGGTTGTCATGGGAAGGTGATAACGTGGATGCGGTCGCTTCGGCGGTCAAGAAGTCGATAGAAGGATACATGCGGGACAAGCTCCGCGCAATCAACTTCAAGAATGATATAAGCCGACTCATATACGACTACATCGACTACGGTAATTGCTTTGCAGCCGTAGAGTATGTATCAGATGCTATGATAGGACCCGAGGGGGAACACGTTCCCAAGTACTCCGGTCCCGTCGTAACTCGTATCTCGCCGTTCGACATAGTGTTCGATATCGGCGCAACCAACTTCAAACGCTCCCCTAAGATCATACGATCAATCATTTCAATTGGGGAACTACAGGCAGATGCCGACCGGCTGGTAGGGGACAAGGCGAAGGACTTCCAAGCCGCAGTTGAGAAGCTGCGCCTATTCCGTGTCACCATTACCCGCAATAGTTGGGAAGATATCCGGAAGAAGTCAGGTGTTACCAAGGACGGATTCGGTGACATTCAATCGTGGGCCAATAGCCCCGAAGTAGAAATACTCACATTCTATGGTGATCTGTACATCGCAGATACGGACACCTTACTGAAAGATCATAAAGTAGTTATCCTCGATAGGCGCTTCGTACTTAGTTCGGAGCCAATATCAAGTCTCGAAGGCGAGGCCCCGATACATCATGTGGGTTGGAGGTTACGGCCTGACAACCTTTTAGCGATGGGGCCGTTGGATAACCTAGTCGGATTACAGTATCGCATCGACCACTTGGAGAACCTCCGAGCGGATATGATGGATATGACTGCCTTCCCGATGGTGAAGGTCAAGGGGGACAGCGTAGAGGACTTTGTATTCGCTCCCTCAGAACAGATTCACATGGACTCAGACGATGACGTAGAGTTCATGCGCCCGGATACCACAGCATTGAATGCTGACTTGCAGATCGCAAGGCACATGGAAATCATGGAGGAGATGGCCGGATCGCCCAAGCAGGCGATGGGCTTCCGCACACCGGGCGAGAAGACAGCATTCGAGGTATCTGTATTGGAGAACGCCGCAGGGCGCATCTTCCAGAACAAGATACGCCACTTCGAAGAAGTGTTCATGGAGCCTCTGGTCAACACTATGTTCGCCCAGAGCATCAAACATGCCGGTGCGTTTGACACCGTGCGAGAGGTTAGTCCCCAAGACGGATCAGTCGATTTCAGGGATATAAAGATTGAAGACCTCAAGCACTCTGGTCGTTTACGCCCCGTGGGTGCACGGCACTTTGTAGAAAAAGCGCAAGCTGTGCAGAACCTTAATCAGATATTTGCTTCCCCGTTCGCACAGAACGAACTCTTCCTTGCCCATTGGAGTCCGCTCGCAATGGCTAAGGCAGTGGAAGACCTTCTCGACCTTGAGAAGTTCAATATGGTCAGCCAGAACATTCGTATTGTCGAAGCTGCGGAGACCGCATCCATGCAGGATGCAGCCAACCAGCAGGTACAGCGTGAATCCCTAGTTGACGTGGAAGAGGAACAGTAATGAAAGTAATCTGGACGAAAGGATTAGGCCCAGATAATAAGAAGAAGTTCGAACAAGAACTAAAAAAGGCTGAAACGGTACTGGCGACCCTAGACCGTATATTGAGAGAGAAAGAAAACAAAGCCCGTGAAGCACTGAAGCCCGACGAGATCGACGCAGGGTGGCCTCACAGAGCCGCAGATAATAACGGCTACATAAGGGCTTTACAGGAAATCAGAAGCATCATAACCAAGGAGTGACCCTCATGGAATTTGATAACACCCCGGCACCGGGCGACACCCCGGCACCCGCGCAAGACCCGAACGTGCAAGTAGCCCCCTTAGCGGAGCAACTTGTAGGAGACGGCAAACCATTCAAGGACGTAGAAGCACTAGCGAAAGGCAAAACGGACGCCGATTCATTCATTGAGCAATTGAAGAATGAGAACGCAGGAATGCGAGACGCTATGGCGAAGTCAGAAGAGGCTGCTCTCAAGGCAGCTACTATGTCGCAGGTCCTTGAAGCAGTACGCACACTGTCAGGCAGTGGCGATGCGAATGATCCTACACCCGTAGGGGACGTATCAGAGGACGGTAATCAACCCGCCCTATCCGAGCAAGACATACTAAATTTAGTACAGCGTACTCTTGAAAAAGATACAGCTACCCGCACACAACAGGATAACTTTGATTCTGTCCGGAAAACGTTCTTAGGAACGTACAAGGATAGTGACAAGGCAAGGCTAGAGTATAAAGCTACAGCCGAAGCTCTTGGCATAACTGAAAAAGAGTTGGACTCATTCGCAAGAATGAACCCCGAACTTGTCGTGCGAGCAGCAGGTCTAAAACCCGCTTCGAACACTCCAACGCCCTCATACCTCGCTAGCAACAAAAATAGTGCAGGTGGAGAGCCAAACGCTATAGATGCACCTCGTGACAATGTTTGGTGGGAGGAACAACGGAAGGCCAAAGGCAATAAGTGGTACTTCGACACCAAAGTTCAACAGGCGTACTGGCGGGATGTTCAAGCACTTGGAGATTCATTTTTAGAAAAAGGATAAGAAATGGCTAATACATCAGCAACTACAGAGCAACTAAGACGCTCCGAAGTCTGGTCAAGTCAGTTGAAGGACGTTCTAAAGGATGAATTGCAGGCGACGGGTTATGTTAATTTCCTTCAAGAGTTCCCTGATGGCGACCAATTTACAATGCCGTCCATCGGTGAAGCAACTGTACGAGACTACACGGAAAATACTCCGGTGGTTTACGACGCTCTTGATACAGGTGAGTTCACCTTTGTTATTAACAAATACAAGTCAAGTGCAACCTACATCACGAAGAAAGCCCTCCAAGACGGCTTCTATATGGCACAACTTACCGCTAGTTTCGTACCGAAACAAGCGCGTGCTATCATGGAAGTTCTCGAAACTGACATTTTCGCTCTCGGCGCTGCTGGCGCTTCCGGCGGTCAGACAGGTGGAGACCTGAACCTCATCAATACCGCAGCCCACAGGTACGTATCTAGTGGTGCTTCGCAAGAGATGACGATCAGCGACTTCGCACGGGCACTTCATGGCCTGAAGAAAGCAAACGTTCCTGACGTGAACCTCATCGCAATCGTTGACCCTTCGGTCGAGTTTACGATGAATACGCAGACGAACCTTGTAAACGTAAGTAACAACCCTCGTTGGGAAGGTGTGATCGCTGAAGGCATCGCATCTGGCATCAGGTTTGTTAAGAACATTTACGGTTTTGACGTGTTCACTACGAACTACCTTGCTGACGCAGGCGCGGCTCTAGACGGCGCAGAAACGATTAACTCAGTAGCAATTACCAATGGTAAGTGCAACCTGTTTTTCAGTGCCGCTGCAACAGACATACTCCCCTTCATGGGCGCTTGGCGACAACTGCCTGAAGTAGACGGTGAGTTCAATAAAGACTTCCAGCGTGAGGAACATGTGACGACTGCCCGATACGGACTCAAAGTATTCCGTCCGGAAAATCTGATCGTTGTTCTTTCAGACAGCTCGATAGTTTAACCAAAAAGGAAATATTATTATGACTGCTCAAGAAAGGTGGTATAATCAAGACGGCCTGACGGTTAGATTCGGTGCGCGTCCTACGGATGAAGATGAAAACGTAGCAAGTCAGCCCTCAACGGCTGGCAAAATCCAAGAGATTGTTCTTAAGTCTCGGGATGCTACGGACATTCCCATCGTAGACGCAACCGGCGAAGACGCAGGCGAGTTTGCTAACAGTGCTTTTATCCCGGCTTTTGCTACGGTAATCGGAGTCCGAATCAAATCGGATACCGGCCTTACATCTGCTGGCGCTGCTTCACTGCTTGTTGGTGCCTACACTATCGACGCCGTAACCGGCCAGTTGGTAGCAGTAGACGTTGACGGCTTTGTTGCCGCTGCGGATAATGCGCTTTCTGACCTCGATGCCGACGGAGAAATCCTCGAACTCGATAAGTCAGCAGCCGCAGCACTGCTTGGTAAAGTAACAGTTGGTTCTGAGAAAGTTGTAGTCGCGCTTGCTGTGGACACTGCCGTTTATACGGCTGGTGCCCTTACAGTAACGCTTGAGTACACTCAACAGGGCTAGAAACCTAGGAGGGGGCTTCGGCCCCCTCCAACTCTATTTGGAGAAATAAGATGACGCAACCAGTTAAAGAAGACTCAAAACTGGCAGATAGCAAGGGCAACCCCCAGATTGGGGAGCGTTCCGCTTCTGTTGCGGTCCCGACCGATCTTCCGGAATCCATTGTCGCTATCACTGCGATAATCGAAGCTCTTGAAGGTCACGGTCTTGTAGAGGACAACTAAGATGGCCCGTAGTTTACTAGAGTACGTTCAGGACATAATGAGCGACATGGGTAGTGACCTTGTAAACGATATCGGGGACTCACTAGAAGCACAACGTGTAGCTAACATATTAAGGCGAACGTTCTTCGATCTAATGGCAGAGCAAGATTTGCCAACAGCCGAGGAATTGTTCGCCTTAACTGCTTTAAGCGACCCTACACGTCCTACCCACATGAAGATCGACTCTGATGTGCGTGAAGTCAAGTGGATACGGTACGATAACCGTGCTGACTCCCTTGACGACCAGATCAGATACATTGATATTGACTACATGGAACCTGATGTGTTCTTTCGACACATCTGGGGTAAGAACTCCACGGACGCGGAGATACTCGTAGTTGAGGACCCTACCAATATCAAGTTGGCTATTCAGACCAATGCCAATCCACGTTTTTGGACTTCGTTCGACGGCGAACACATCGTGTTCGATGCTATCGACCAGACGATCTCTTCGACCCTAGAGGCGTCAAAGGTGGTAGCCCACGGCATCGTAACGAAGGGATGGGTACACACTAGCAATGCCATCCCCGACATTCCAGATGTTATGACACCGATGTTCCTCGCTATTGCAGAAGAACGAGCATTCAATTGGGTTAAACAACAGGATAACCGCATCGTCGGTGACAATGCACGACGGTATCGCATCTCGGGACGAGCAGACAAGCATCGCCTGACGAG